AGTTTTGTAATAATATATTCCACTACAATCATAACCGACGGTAGTGCTAGGTGTAACATCTATATTCATATTTAGAACCATTTCACTTATTGCATCAATATTATTTGGTATTGAAAAAGTTTCAGAAGGTTTTGTACCGGTAGGTACTTTAGTTAAAGTTCCATTAACTACAGAAATTCCAGAGCCGTTAATATATTTTACTGGCGGTCTAGATATAAAATCAGACGATATCTGTTTAGAGCTATCAGCTTTATTCGCTCTAGAAACTGATTGGGAACCCGAAGAACTAAACGTTTGAACCGCCAGATTATTGATACCCATGTTTAATATTATATTAATAAAACAAATTAATTTTAAAAAATAATTTAATAAGTCGTTTAAATAAAAAGTATTTAAATATGATTGTATAATAATTATAAATGTCGGGTTTTGAATGTAAAATTAGCGAATTAAATGGAACTGATAACATTTCAAGTTTTGAAACAAATACAACTACAGGTACAAATACAAATACAAAAACAAATACAAAAACAAATCAGGATGTAAATCAAGCTAAAACTACAAATACATCTACATCTACATCGAAATTATCTGGTTTTTCCAAAATTTTAAATGAAAAAAATATAAAAACAATATTAGTAATTACGGTTATTTACTTTTTTTTACAATCGGAACAGGTTTTAGAATTTGTAAATGCTAAAATTCCATCTTTAACTTCTAATTTACTACTAAATGCAGTAGGTAAAATAATTTTTGGTTTATTAATCGGGGTTTCATTTATTGTATATTCTTTCTTTTTCCAGGACCCCTGAAAGCATCCTTAGCAACTATTCTATTTTCAAGTTTTTCTAAAAGATTATTCAAGCTGAACGATTCTTGAAATGATACTTCTTTTGATTTCGGTTTTTTCCATTTTAAAGCACTAATAATACCTATGCTCAGGGGTACATAAGAGCTTTGATAATCTCTACAACATCCGTGAATTCCAGTATTTTGAGATAAACATTTTTGACAAAGTCCAGATGGTGTAAGTTTAAAATAGATGTGATTGTTTTTATGAAAATCTTGTTTGTTTTGACAATACTTAGATTTAGTATAAATTAAGTACATATCCTTACCACGAACCTTAGATATATTACCAAGATCTTCTACGTTATATCCTGTAGCGTGATTTTTGAAAAATTTTTCAATTTCAGAATATTCTAAGCTTTTTTTAGAAATAGACATTAGTTCTGAATTAGAAACCTGTCTTTCTTCCTCTTCGTATTCGTTTAAATTGATGTATTTTGTTATTTCAGATTTATCGCTTCTTACACTTGTATCTTTAACTAAGGCGAGCGTGTTATTTGTATAATAATCTATCAATTCTTTATTTGAATTTTTATCGATATATACATTTTTAAGAATATAAACACGATCTTCGTAAACTCGTGTATTGTCTGCTATTATACATTTGTCAGATCCTATTAATCTAAGTCCATTTTTTTTGTACACACACTTATCAATAATTTTTTCCCAGTCATTTTCAAAATGTTCTACTTTACCAAATATCATTTTAATGCTTACTAATATATTACTGCGTATTTTTATAGCAGTCTCTACATCAACGATTAAATCGGGCCAGTGGAAATGAAACCCCTGTTTTATGAAAGTTTTGTTTTCTTTTAAATTTTCAATATTAATATTTTTATCAGGTACAGTAGAAATACATTTAAGATCTTTTATATTATAAATGTTATATATAACGTCTTGAATACATTTCAAATAAGGTTCTTCGTCTACTATAATTTCCGAAAGTACATCGAAGTCAATAAAAAATCTAAAAAAATCAGTTTTTTTCTCTACTAAGCAATTTTTAGATTTTATATTTTTTGCGTAAAGTTCTTGGAACGTGTCGTAGTCTTCCGATAAATTAAGTTTAAATCCTTCCATAGAATAATGAGTAGCTATAGATGTATCATTTACGATTTTTCCAGTTGAATAAAACCAAATTTTTAGTGGATTATCCATTATTATTAATTATATATATCTTATGTCTATATATAATTTTAAATAATTACGTAATTAGTTTTAAATGCAATGTAATTACTGCCACATTTCCTGCGTGCCATAATAATTTCGCGGATAACTATATCCATAATTATAATTATATGTCGTTCTACCAAAATCAACATCTGGTATTGTGAAATCTAATCCAGCCGAACTAGGTCCTGCGCCACTCGAACTCGATCCTGTACCGGATGCCGAAGCAAGTAAAGCTTGTGCTGCCATATATTCTTTTGCTCTTTTACCAAGTTCTCTGCGTTCTTTTGCTTTTGCTGTTAGTCTCTCTCTTTGAGTCATACCCATGTAGCGAATAGCATCTGCTGCCGCTCTATCCATTCCGGCTTCTCTTACGGCTTCATATTTGTCAGCAGTTTCTGCGGCTTTTGCTGCACGCCATTTTCTATTCTGTTCAGCAATTTTTTGCTTTTTCTCGATTGCGTATGCTGCTATTCTAGGATCTTCTGGCTCTTCTGGGCCCTTACCTCCCATGGGTAAAACTCCAAATTCTGCCCCTATATATTCATTTGCTTTTTTCTTCGCTTTCTCATACGCCCTGTTTGCTAAAGACAACGGGTTAGATCTAAGCCCAATTGCCCGACTAGCCATTGACTTAGCCATCGACCTAGCCATCGGACTAGATGCAAGTGTACTCGCAAGCGAAAGAGCCATTAATGGAGCTATTCCGAATTTAGATGTATTATTCATTTTGTAGCTTATTCTATTACGAGTTAATCTAGACTTTAGTTGAGGTATAGTCAATAAAGTTCTTGTGTAGCCTCTTTTGTCTTTTCTCAATTTGAAAATTGAAATTTTATTGCGCCTCGCGATCTTTTGAAGAAAACTGAGATATATTCTAACTTTTTCTTTAGCACATTTTCTTTGACCAGGTTTGCGTTTTGGTCTGTATTTGTATCCCGGTGGACATTTTTTATTTACTTTTACACGGCTTGCCTTTTTTATTTTATCGTATTTTGCTTTATCTCTTAGATACGCTTCGCTACCACCCGGTGGAATATCTAATTCCACGCGAATATCTCGCAGCCAATCATTGTAACTGTACGGCTCACCACGACTATAATTATATACACCCGCTCTACTCATTTTATTATATTATAAATATTTTAAATATTTTAAATTGTATTTCTAGCATTCATTCCACGGGCATATCTTTGAATAGTAGTCGCATAAGGGGGTGCTGCTCTGTGCCATGGACGGTCTGGAAAAATAATATCTCCGGCAATTTCTCTACGCATAAGTTCCCTCCCACGTCTTCTGCGTAGATTCTCCATCTCGCTGCGTGCGTCTTCAAAATCTCTACGAACATTTCTTGAATCGGATATACTCCTTCTCGGTTGTAAAACTCCGAACGCTGCTCCAGCACCCGGCGGATTAGATTGTAAATATCTTGCCACCGCATCTTGTATTGCATCTTGGCTAGTTGGATTTCTCGCGCGCCTAGCTTCAAGTATTTCACGCCAAGATGGCAATGGAACTCTTTGTCCATCTCGCCACTCCGTCCAACCTTCAGAAGATTCGCCCCGAGATTCGAGTTCTTCTGCGCGACCCTCCCACAGTTCAGCTCGTAATGCTAATTGTTCCGGTGTCAAAGGTTGGCGAGGTTGACGTTGTCTTTGAGGACGGCTCCGTATCATAGCCTGAACCTCGTTATAATCTTCTTCAGACATTCCATGAAATGGAGGATCCTGCGAATCTCTCCAAGGTGGATTTTGCTGCTCCATACCAAATTTCGATGTATTAGACATTTTCATTTTATAGCTTATGCCATGTCTTGTTAATCTAGACTTTAATTGAGGTACATTTAGTAAAGTTCTTGTATAGCCCTTTTTGTCTTTTCTTGGTTTAAAAATTGAAATTCTATTTTGTGTTGCTAACATTTGAAGAAAACTAAGAACAGATTTAACAGTTTCTTTAGTGCACTTTCTCTGACCAGGTTTGCGCTTTGGTCTGTACCTATAACCAGGTGGGCACGGGGCCATCTGGGGATACATCACATTAACATTAATCGGTTCTAATTGAACTATTGGTTCTCGCGGAACTCTTATTTCTGAATGGATAGTATCAAACCAATCTTGACTACCATATTTTAATTTACGCCTACTCATTTATTTAAATGTAAATATTAAATATTTTAAATTAATTGGTATATTCAGTTGTATAATTATCATAAGTGTATCCAGTTGGTGTTCTGTCACGGGGATTTACATTTCGAATGTATCGAATCATTTCCCATCTAGGAAGTCTTCCGGATGTAATTCGAGGAAGAATAATGTCTCTATCGTTACCTCTAAAACCTTCTGTAAATGTAGTAGTTTCAATGTCTCCGCTGCCACCTATTCCCGTGCGCCATTCGAGTCGACTACGAGTCTCGGCGCTATCTAAATCACGTTGAGCACGTGTCGATTCTAAGGAAGCCTGAGGAAGCATCCTAATTAATCTGTATGCTTCAAGTAAATCTGCGCGATTAGTAGCTGGAGCAGGAACTTCAATTCGAGCAAGTACACGTTCTAGTAGTACTCTAACTGGAGCACCTAAGTTTTCTGTTTCGACTGCTTCTCGGGCAACTTGAGCATAAGTTCTACCAGGCTCCGACGAACCAGGCATTCCAAAACGATTCGTTTTCATTTTGTAACTTATTCCATGTCTTGTTAATCTAGACTTTAGTTGTGGCACACTCAACAGCGTTTTGGTGTATCCTTTTCTGTCCTTTCTCATTTTAAAAATAGAAATTCTATTGTATTTAGCTAACTTTTGAAGAAAATGTAAAATAGATTTACCAAATGATGTACTTCCTCGCCGACGCTGAGTTTCGGCAAGCCAGATACTCGCTAATCTATCAATAGTTTCACCGCGTAGTGGCTGTGGTAAACTTGCAATATACTCCCCTAATACAATCTTAGAATATTCAGTATATAAATCCATTCCAGTAGACAATCCACTCATAGATGAAGTAAATGAAGATATTATCTCTGAAGCAAACTCCGGCGATTTCTCTGCCCAAAGTTTTTCTATTTGACGAATAGTTCGACCCTTAATTGGTTCTGGTAAACTTTGAACGAGATTTCCCCTAGTTGCCTTAATATATGCTTCGTAAATCTCATTAGGTGTAGACGCATCAACAATGTCCGAAGCATATTGCGATATTATACTTAAAGCTAATTGTACAGTTCTAGCATAACCTCTCATTTACAATTTACAAATACCAAAAGATTTTTTTATAAATTAAGATTCATGATTTTATTAATTTTTATTTACATTTAATTTAAATCTGATTAATTATTGCTTGAGGCAGACCAAAAAGTTCCAACATTCCGCCGATAAGTCTATTTATAGCATGAGTAATTTTAACCCAACTACCAGGATCTCTAGTGTCATCGCTGAGTTGTTTGAATTTTCTTATGTAATAAGTTACAAGTTCAGATATATCCACAATAGTTTTTTGCGTTGTGTGAAATTCCACAACGCTAGGGTCTTGTTGCGTTATTTCTACGATTCCAAAAGCGAATTGAATAAGCCGAGTACGGTAAATATCTATAACTGCGTCTAGTACACCCATACTATGTCTACGCAATTCTATCTGGTATTTTCTCATTTCAAATCCGCTACCCAACGCGGCTCTGTCTCTTAAATCGTAATACAAATTACGTAAAACTCTTATATATATCAACACTTCAAGAATAAGTTTATCTCGTATGTTAGGTAGATTAAGAGTAGAAATTTTATCTAAAAATTTACTTGATGCGGATTCAATTTTTTTATAAATAAACTTTAAAAATTTATTGTCCTGTTTAATTTTCTGTAAAGGTAGTTCGTAATTATCGGTGAATGAAAGACTACCACCACCGGGCATACCAAATGAAGATGTATTTATATTAGTGAATACTCCGCGTTCTGCTCTACGCAAATCTTCTTGAAATCCAAGAAGCAATTCAATATATTTAGTAAGTTCTTTTGAACGCGCCATCAAAAGATTCGGATTTCGAATTCCTTCCATTAGTACAGTATCCATTAAATAAATATTAAAAACGGGAAAAACTAAATTATAAAAAGTTTCGAACATAATTCTAGCTTTCTCTGCAACTCCTTCGTCACGAATTCGAAGATTATGAAGTCTTCGCTTTACAATCTGATTTTGTAAAAGTAAATCTTTTTCCGCTTTTTCTGCCTTGATTCTTTCAAAAGTTTCAAAATTAACACGTAAAGTTTGTAAAATAACCTTTACTTCGAAAGACACTGGATCGGTTGCTGGAATTATGCGATGTCCAGACATTTCTGCGTTAACCGTGTCTCTTATGCGTTTAATAAACTGTCTAACAAGAGCCAAGGAATTATCATGGATAGCATTAATTCGTTGAACTTCTCGAACTTCTCGTTGTAATCGAGCAAATTCAAGATTTCTTTCATTTGCTATTTGTATAGGGGGTGGGTTTTCAAATGGGTATTTACCGAAATTTGAACATCTATTTCTCATTTATTAAATGTAAATATTTAAAATTTTAGCGTAACAATCTGAGAACTCGTAAAAACACCTTTAACAGCATTCTGAGATAAAACTATTCTTTTTCCTTTTTTCTTGTTGATGAAAACACTACTCATATCAAAATCTATTAATTTTATATTTGCTATAGCGTATTCAAAAATTTTATTTTCTAAAAACCACCTAAAAAAATTAAGTTGACCAACCGTAGTTATTATGCAATCGTTTTTATCCCGAATTATTGTATTTAATTGTGAATCTAAATGTAATTGTGAATCTAAATGTAATTGTGGGTCTAAATGTAATTGTGAATCTAATTCTAATTCTGGAGAGAATTCTTTCCATATAAAAGATTCACATTCTATAATTATTCTTTTTTGTCTACAAAAAGGGTCAAAAAATTTCTTTGAATATGCCTTTAATTGGTTTTTATAGTCTAAATATATATTGAAGTATATAATGTCTTCACCGTTTTTAACTATTGGGTATATTATATTATACTTCTTAGAATAATTTGTTACTAACCAGTCTATTAATCGTAAACTTAACGGATTATTTTGATAAATTATATCCTTTAAAATCTGAATTCGGTCTTTATAAAATAATATTAAAGATTCTACTAGTATTTCTTCTTTTTTGGATAGGCACATAATTAATTAACAATTCTTTATCTTCTTTATATAAATTGAAAATTACATAAAGAATACAATGATTATTATTTAAACATGATCGAAATTAAAGATGAAAAGGAGAAGCAAAAAATTATTTTTTTATTAAATAATCTATGGACCGGAAAGACAGAATACTCTTTTCCCCAACAAATATGTGAATATATAGAAAGAAAAGATTTATTTAAACTTAATTCTTTTATGTATTATTTTTACAAAAAAAATACAAAAAGGGAAAAAAGAGGAATTTTATTTTTATTTACAGACAGTGCTGGAGATAAAAAACCTGTTTTAATTTTAAGCGATTATACCATTTATATATTAAATATAGACTGCCACTTCGAATACTACAGAAATACTATATTCGATGTAACACTGAACGACAATAAAATTGTTATATACGACACTATTTATAATTCTGGAGTTAAGATAAATACTTACGAATTTATAGAAAGAATTACAGAGGCTGAAAATTTTAAGAAAAATACATATAATCCGATATTTGATATTTGTGAATATTTTACAGAAATATCTTTACTAAATGGATCTATAATTCCACACGAAGAAGAAATATTTATTATATCTAATAATTTTCCTATTATAGCGGGTATTAATCGAGGTTGTTTCAAGTGGCAACCTATTGAACACATATATATAAGTTTGAAAGTTGAAGAAATAGAATCGGGTATGATATTATATGCTACTAATTACAAAAAAGAAGTGCCGTTTTCTAAAATACATTCGTCAGACGAACATGGTAAAATTTACATAAACGATATTAAAAATTTAGACCAATATAAAAACGGTTGCGTGATAGATATATATTTTGATAAAAATGAAAATGAAAATAATTATGAAAATGAAAATAAAGAAGTTATTAAAATTTTGAGGGTAAGCAATAATTATCCAGCATCTATAAGATATATTGAAAAATTATTGTATTACAAAAAGGAAAATATAACTATACAAGACTTAATGAATCAATAAATTAATAAACATATGATACAAAAGCTAATTTTAAAAAAAATAATTTAGTAATCTAAAATGAATACTAAATTATTTTTTAAGTTTGATAATTATTATTTATATTAATTTAATTTAATACGACCCGAAGAAGCTCATGCGCGCCTTCCGGCGGCGGTAAGCACGGCGACCAGCAATGGCAGACTTAGTCATCTTTAGACGACGGCCACTGCGACCACGACGAACCCGACGAGTGCTCTTGCGGCCGCGGCGGCCACGTCTCATTCTCATTCGTCTCGCCGAAAGATAAACTTTTCCAGAGCGCGAACGATAATATAGAGCACCGGTTTTGCCCCTGTAAACCTTACGTTTACGACCCTTCACAATTACCGATTTGCCGCGGACACCTTTGCGCATACCGCGACGACGGGGACGCCCTACACGCCTCTTGCGACCAAAATCCATTTCATAATCATCGTACATATCTTTTTAATATTTAGAAAAGAAAATAATTTTAAATTTAATTCATTTAATTTAATTCATTTAATTTAATTCATTTCAAAATTTTAAAAAATTTAACAATTATATTTTCTCTAAAATTATTATCTTCCAAAAATTTTAGAAGATCTTTTTTATTACAATTGTTTAGTGTAAATTTTTGTGGAATTTCATAATCAAAATCGGTAAATATTTTTCTAGCAATTTCAAAATCAAAATTTTCTGGTTTTATAGTTAAACTTTCAATATAATTATCTATCGATTTATGTTGTTTTATCATATTAAAAGATGTTACAGGGCCTACGCTTGCAATAGTATCTGAATAATCACAACCAGACAAAATACAAAAATCTATAAACATCTCTTGTGTCATACAAAAATTTTCTAAAACTTTACGAGTGTCTATTTCGACTATTTTATTTATCGACGTTTTAATAATTTTTTCGCAACCAAATGTCAAGGCATCTGTGTCATCTGTTACTGTATAATCTATAAGACCGTTTTTTTGTAAAAATGCGCAGTATTTTTCCGCATCAGCAGGTGCCGTACAATATGGTATTCCAGATTTTTCTAACAGTTCTTTACACTCTGTTATATGTGATTTTTTAATCCTAATTATTTGAGAAGATAATTTACTAATCTCGTCTGAAAAAACTTTTTTATCTTCTTCTGTTTCAGCCTTATTTTCTAAAGTTCTTAATTCTTCGATTCTGACATACAGTCTTTCTTTGTTGTCCTGT